TTGACACCACGAGTTGTTGAGCGTCGACCGAATGATCAAGCTCCCTGGAGGATCTAATGGGAACCATTCTTGAAGATACTAAGAAGGCAATCGGCATCATGCCGGGATATGACGCCTTCGATGACCAGATCCTGATGCACATTAACACTGCGCGGATGGATCTCGCACAATTGGGGCCAAAATGCGATACCCCGATTGAAAAGGATACCGCTTGGACCGTCTTTGACTCTATCGATGACGAAGCGGCTATCAAGTCTTACATCGCCATGAAGGTTAAGCTGTTCTTCGACCCACCGGGGAACTCCTTCTTGGTATCGGCCTATCAGAAGCTGATCGAGGAGGCAGCATGGCGACTGATCTACCAGACCGAGGGGAAGCAGAGGTAGAAGACCTTATTCACCACGGCGTAAAAGGCCAGAAATGGGGCGTCATCCGCAAGAAGGCTAGTGCTGGTCGAAAGGCCACCATCAAGGCCATCCAGAAGAGTGGGCGATTCACCACCAACGCCACCAAGACTACTATCAAGACCGCCCGAACTGGAGCGGCTAAGGTTCAGAAGGCTAAGCAGGCTCACGATGCCCGAGTTGCCGGAAAGAAGCAGGCAAAGGCCGACGCAAAAGCCCGAAAGAAGTTCGCAAACCGCGGGTATAAGAAGATCAGCGACACCGAGCTCCAGTCCCGAATTAAGCGGCTGGAGCAAGAGAAACGCTATCGGGAGCTCAAGGCCGATCGCCACCTGGTTCGAGGTCGTGAGGTCACTCGGTCGATCCTCGAGAACTCTCTGACCAAGGCTGGGACGTACGCAGGTACGAAGCTCATGAAGTCTGCATTTGATAATGCATTCGAGGGTGCTACTGGCGGTAAGGCGGGCAAGAAGGCTGCGGCAGAGAACATTAAGAAGGCTGCTGAGAAGGCACAAGAAGCGGCTCAAGCGGCAGCAGTTGTCGCCGAAGAGGCGAAGGTGACATATAAGTCTACCGGCGGCCCTGATCGAAAGAAGCTCCCGAAGGCATCCGCTCCCAAGCAGATCGAGAAGCCGAAGTCGTACAAGCAGACTAAGCCCTCCCCCAAGAAGAAGCGCTACCCGCGCAACCCTGGGAGCACAGCTAAGTAATGCTCTCGAACACCGCAGTACCAAAATACTACGGGCAGTTTCGAGACGCAGTCGTCCGAGGCGAGATTCCAGTATGCGAAGAGATCTCTTGTGAGATGAATCGCATCGATGCTCTCATCGCAAACCCGGAATACTACTACGACGACAAAGCTGTAGAGGGCTTTATTGCTTACTGCGAGAACGAGCTCACGCTGTCCGACGGAGCCGACCTCCATTTGCTCGACAGCTTCAAGCTCTGGGCCGAACAGCTCCTTGGCTGGTACTACTTCGAGGATCGTCAGGTCTTCGTCCCTTATGAGGACGGAGTCGGCGGTCGATACGAGACCAAAACAGTAAAGAAGCGCCTTACAATCAAGCAGTATCTGATCGTTGCTCGTGGAGCAGCGAAGTCGATGTATATGTCACTAATCCAGAACTACTTCATGGTGATCGATACTACCACGACACATCAGATCGCTACGGCTCCGACCATGAAGCAGGCGGAAGAGGTGATGGGTCCATTCCGGACCGCAATCACCCGTGCCCGAGGTCCGCTGTATAAGTTCCTGACTGAGGGATCCATTCAAAATACAACCGGCGCGAGGGCGAACCGCCAGAAGCTGGTTGCTACGAAGAAAGGTGTGGAGAACTTCCTCACCGGATCCCTCCTCGAGGTACGCCCCATGTCCATCGACAAGCTTCAGGGTCTTCGACCCAAGGTTTGCACGGTGGATGAGTGGTTATCCGGCGACATCCGTGAGGACGTGGTCGGTGCGCTCGAACAGGGCGCCTCGAAAATCGATGACCCGGTTATTCTGGCCGTTTCATCCGAGGGAACCATCCGCAATGCGGTGGGTGACACCATGAAGATGGAGTTGCTCAAAATTCTGAAGGGCGAATACATCGCCCCTCACATCTCAATTTTCTACTACCGCCTTGACGATATCAAGGAGGTAGCAGATCCTGCTATGTGGGTGAAAGCCCAGCCGAACATCGGCATCACTGTCTCTTATGATCGGTATCAGCAGGACGTCGAGCGAATGGAACAAGCCCCTGCCGCTCGCAACGACATCCTCGCCAAGAGGTTCGGGATCCCCATGGAGGGATACACCTACTTCTTCACCTACGAGGAGACAATCCCGCACAGGAAGAACACCTTCTGGAACATGCAGTGCGCTATGGGCGCCGACTTGTCCCAGGGTGATGACTTCTGTGCGTTCACCTTCCTGTTCCCACTCAGGAATCAAGCTTTCGGCGTAAAGACGCTGGCATACATCTCTGAGCTGACGCTCATGAAGTTGCCTGGTGCCCTACGCCAGAAGTATGACGAGTTCATCCAAGAAGGAAGCCTCCGAGTCATGGAGGGGACCGTCCTGGATATGATGGAGGTCTATGAAGATCTAGACCAATACATCGACGAACAGAAGTACGACGTCTCGGCGTTTGGGTTTGACCCATACAATGCTAAGGAGTTCGTAACCCGGTGGGAGCAGGAGAACGGACCGTACGGTATCGAGAAGGTAATCCAGGGTGCTAGAACAGAATCAGTCCCCCTCGGGGAACTGAAGAAGCTGGCCTCCGAGCGCCTTCTCATCTTCGACCAGGAACTCATGTCTTTTACCATGGGGAACTGTGTCACACTTGAGGATACCAACGGAAACCGAAAGCTGCTGAAGAAACGCTCGGAAGAGAAGATCGACTCGGTGGCTGCTCTGATGGATGCCTTCGTGGCATACAAGATCAACAAGGAGGCATTCGAATGAGCGAGGAGGTGAAATGGGTCTTAGTGATCGACTAGCTCACGCATGGAATGCGTTTTCAAAATCCCCGGACAAGAAGAACTTCACGCCGGAGTATGGTTCATGGACATTCGGTAATCCGAACCTGAATTACCGTCCTGTCGTTGGCGACCAGACAATCGTCACGAGCATCTACAACCAGATCGCTATTGACGTATCGAATGTACCTATTCGACATGTCAAGACTGATGATAATGGCAACCTCAAGAGCTACTACCGTAGCTACCTTGACGACTGCCTGTCTCTGAGCGCCAACATCGACCAGACCGGTCAGGGATTCTTCCAGGATTTGGTACTCACACTCTTCGAAGAGGGCGCTGTAGCGATCGTTCCAGTAGATACAGATGTCAGCCCAGATTTGACTCAGGGCTATGACATCAAATCTATGCGAGTTGGCACAATCCTGAACTGGTATCCTCGCCACGTTCGAGTCGAGGTCTACAACGACCAAACTGGACAGCGAGAACAGCTGACTCTCGAGAAGGAGTTCGTCGCTGTTGTACAGAATCCTCTGTACAGTGTGATGAATGCTCCGAACTCGACGCTGCAGCGACTGACGCAGAAGCTCCACCTGTTGGATGCTATCGATAAGCAGTCTGGATCCGGTAAGCTGGACATCATCATTCAGCTTCCATACGTCGTCAAGACTGAGCTGAAGAAGCAGCAGGCTGAGGCACGGCGAAAGGCTATTGAGGAACAGCTCGCTGGGTCACAGTACGGTATCGCTTACACCGATGGTGCAGAGCGAATCACACAGCTGAACCGACCATCCGAGAACAACCTCATGAGTCAGATCCAGTGGCTCACTACGCAGCTGTACAACCAGCTCGGAATGACTGAGGATGTCTTCACCGGTAAGGCTGATGCTCGACAGATGCTGAACTACCAGAACCGAACGGTTCGTCCAGTTCTGAAGGCGATCACGGATGCCATCACCAGGACTTTCCTCACCAAGACTGCCCGAACGCAGCGTCAGCGGATTATGGCGATCGAGGATCCGTTCCTTAACGTCCCGCTGGAGGAGATGTCCAAGCTGGTCGACTCCGTCAAGCGTAATGAGATTGGCACGGCCAATGAGCTTCGACCGAAGTTCGGCTGGGCCCAGTCCGAAGACGAGACGGCAAACCAGTTGGTGAACTCCAACATCAATCCGATGGGCGAGGAACAGCCGCCTGGCGAAGAGCCGGTCGACGACGTCCCTGCATCGGAGGTACCAATTTCCGAACTGATGGAGAGTAGTCAAAATGGCAGTTAAGTGCGATTTCTCTGGCTACGCCACGAAGAACGATGTTCGGTGCTCGGATAACAAGGTCATCCGACACGGGGCATTCGCGGCGTACGATGGGAAGACTGTACCTCTGGTCTGGCAGCACAAGCACGGTGACGTCGAGAACGTCCTCGGGCATGCCGACCTTGAGGTTCGTGAGGACGGCGTCTACGCCTACGCCCACCTCAACAACACCGATCGTGGCCGGACCGCTCGAGAGATGGTCAAGAACGGCGACATCAAGGCGATGAGCATCTATGCCACCCACGTTCGGGCTCGGGGCAACGACGTTGTCCACGGCGAGCTCGTAGAGGTGAGCCTGGTGCTCCGCGGCGCCAACCCGGGTGCCCTCATCGACCAGGTCTCCATCGAGCATGGCGACGACGGCGATGAGATCGAGGCTGTCATCTACACCGATGCGCAGCTGGACTTCGTCTCGCACGGTGATGACGTCGAGGACGAGGATGAGGACTTCGAGGCGGAGGAGACGGACGACGTCGAGCACGCTGAGGAGGAGCCGGAGGCCGATGAGGCTGAGGGCGACGAGGACGACCCCACTCTCGGGGAGATCTTCGAAGGGATGACAGAGGAGCAGAAGACGGCGGTCTATGCCATCGTCGGCCAGCTCGTCGATTCCGTAGATGAAGAGGCGGAGGAGTCTGAGACCGAAGAGGCCGAGGATACCGCCCATTCCGACACAACTGAGGATACTATGGCTCACAAGAACGTGTTTGAGGGCTCCGCTACCACCGAGGAGCTCCCCGTCCTGACTCACGCCCAGGTCGAGACCATCTTCGAGGACGCTCGCTCTAGCGGCTCCCTGAAGGAGGCCATCCTGGCTCACGCCGACGCTTACGGCATCAAGCAGATCGAGACCCTGTTCCCGGATGCAAAGGATCTGTGGACTACTCCGGAGTTCATCAAGCGCAAGACCGATTGGGTCGACTCCGTTGTTGGTGCTGCCAAGCACTCACCCTTCTCCCGAATTCGCACCCGCTTCGCCGACATTACTGCTGATGAGGCCCGTGCCCGGGGTTACATCAAGGGCAATAAGAAGGAAGACGAGGTCTTCACGCTTCTGCAGCGTACCACCTCGCCGACCACCATCTATAAGAAGCAGAGGTTGGATAGGGACGACATCCTGGACATCACTGGCTTTGATGTCGTCTCCTGGATCCGCGGTGAGATGAAGATCATGCTTGAGGAGGAGCTCGGTCGGGCCGTCCTCATTGGTGATGGTCGACCTGTCTCCTCCAAGGACAAGATCAAGGAGGACTGCATCCGCCCGATCTACAAGGAGGACAGCCTCTACGCTCCTCGCGTCATCCTGGCGAAGGAGACGTCGGTCGACGACATTCTGGACTCTATTGTTCGGGCCCTGGATGACTACGATGGCGCCGGTAACCCCACATGGTTCGCCGATCCCCGACTCGTCACCGAGATGCTCCTTCTGAAGGACAAGATGGGCCACCGCCAGTTCCGCACCCTTGCTGAGCTGGCCGACTACATCGGCGTCTCTAATATTGTCAAGGTTCCGCTGATGAAGGGTCTGAAGCGCACCTCTACCAAGAATGGTGAGCTCGAGGCTCTGGGTATTATCGCCAATATGTCCGATTACACCATTGGTTCGGACAAGGGTGGTCAGCTCTTCGCGGCTGAGGACTTCGACATCAGCTTCAACCAGTACCATTACCTCCTGGAGACTCGTCTCTCCGGGGCGCTGACAAAGCCCAAGTCGGCTGTTGTCGTCGAGCGCAAGGTTGAGTCTGGTAACGTCGTCGCGGAGCCGTGATAGATGGCCAAATTCTTCGGTGAGATAGGATTTGTAACTCAGGTCCAGACCGAGCCGGGAATTTGGGAAGACAAACCAATCGAGAAGCAGTACTACGGTGACGTGTTTCGTGAATCGCGTCGCTTTGGTGCCAGTGATGAGGTTCTGGGGAGTATCAACCTCAGTAACCAGATCAGCATTATCGCTGACGGGTTCTTAACGGATAACATCCAGAACCTCAAGTACGTACGCTGGATGGGGGGACTTTGGAAGATCTCCTATGTGGAGCTGAAGTTCCCCCGTCTGGTTCTCGAGTTGACGGGGGTGTATAATGGACCGACGGCTAGCTCTCCATGAGAAGCTGGTCGAGATCCTCGGGTCGGACAAGGTCTATTACCAGCCACTCCCGTCGCTTAAGCTCTCGTATCCGTGCATCGTATACGAGCG